GAATCAATGCACTTAATAGTTACATGAGTACCTGTAGAATCAAAAGTAGCTTCGAAGTCCCTTACCTTGATTACCTTTATGGGACCAGATACGAATTGACCATCGGGATAAATATAACCCCACTGAAGGCAGATTACCTGACCCTCTTGTAAAGCCTCGATATCTACGGTATCTGGATTGCCAGTATCAAAAGTGATGGTAGCCAAATTCTCTTTCTCTTCATCGTATTTATAATTCCAGGTACTTATATACGCTCCAAGAGGAATGCCCGTAAGAGGATTCTTAATAGGCATTCCTTTAAAATCGAAAAGGGCCAAATAAGGTTGGCCCATTCCATTATACAATATAGGTTTCTGTTTAGCTGCCATAAGTCGGTATTCTTATTAGGGTTCCCATTTCTAATTCCTTAAAAGGATTCAGTATCTTATTAGCTTCAGCTATAATGTACCACTTACCAGAATCACCATAATACCTGAAAGCAATGTTTTGCAGAGTTTCCCCATCTTTAACGGTATGTTGAATATCGTTAGAGGATTCCGGTACTACTGGAGGTTTAGCTTCTAAGGAATAATCCCCATCGTTGTATTTCAGAGCATAGGCATTATTATATGGGCTAGCTCCCTTTAAGTATTGGTTAACATCAATCATATTTAATACCTCCTGTCTTTTTAAGTGAATCGGAATTTATAAAATCTCCATAGGATAAGTTATATGCACTTACTCTCTTGAAAATCAATTCTTGAGTTGCTGCTGCAGGCAATAACCTACCATTACCAAAAGTAGCTGGCTTTCCGGGTATCCTTATTCGATAACCGTTCTGAAAGTTCTTCAGAGTATAAGTTGCTGAGGTAAGGATATAATTGTGGTTATCGAATATACCAGAATCCCCCCACTCAATCTTAACAATCGGGGGAGCAGCCTGGTAGCCATTAGATTTAGACCATGCCTCTAATAACCTACATTTATTGATTACCTCTTCTGGATTTTCTGGGTCATTACAGTACCAAGACACATTGAATTGAATAATGTCTTCAGCTCCAGTAAAGTGATACATTGGTACATTGCGACCCATTGATTTAATGGTGGCCCATGTGGTTTCTCCTCTAAAGTCTATTTCTGGAGGTCTATTCTGTAAGGTAATGTATTGAGTGGGGTTAACAGTCATGTTATATATCCTTACTTCATTCTGATATATAACCTCTGCTTTAGCCTCAAAGTTTCTGTAATTAGTAGTATTCTTATTCCCCTTTGCTGGGTCTACTCCTTCACCTTCTTCTAACCTTGGGAATTGTAATTCCATTCTCCATTTAGCCTGGAGTTGTTTATTTAGAATAGGATTCTTAGACGATATTTGAGCTTCTCCGATTACCCCATTTGGGTTATAGAGTTTACCCTTTTGAGAATCATCCTTTGGAAGAGTAGAGATAGTTCGATTGAGTAATATCCGAGCTCTCCATAATTTATTTAGGGGACCAGTAAGAACACCTGCCGTATCTCTTGTAAGGTCATTGTACTTTTCAACAACCTTACCTGCTGCTTTATTTAATACTCTAGCCATAGTGTTTTAGTTTTATATTCCCATTACAAATGCAGCTCCAGTAAAATCTTGTTGAGAACCTGGAGCATAATCTCCAACTGCTTGACCATCTACTGAGATATTGATACGAGAATCTCTCATACCTTCTTTAATAGCTAACCTAACAGCATTAATAAATCTCTCTTCATTCTGGGCTCTAATGGTAGTTGGATCTTCTTTCTCTTTATTCTGAGCTTCAGTATTCCTATCTACTGAATTACTAAGGTAACTAATACCCTCAATTAATAAAGGAAGACCTACAGTAATTGCTAATCCCCAGGGTCCACCGAGTAATCCCATAAGTCTACCACCTATAGATGTTAAACCTTTTATAGCACCTTGCCTAGCCACTTGACTACCAACTTGGGCACCTGCTCCAGCTAAAGCCCCTCCAGCTAAATTACCCGCCATAGTAGTTGCTAATGGTACTCCAGGATTTGGTGTCTTAACATATCTTCCGGTTTTAGTGTTATAAAATCTACCAGCAGAATTCATACCAATACCGCTTGACATCATTTGGTGAACCATGGTTCTCATAAGGTTAACCATTCTTACCATGTGTGCTTCCATAATGGCAAACTGAGTATTAGTTTTTATTGCTGCAGCAGACATACCTTCAGTAGAAGCAGTAGCAATAGTTTGTAAATACCCAACAGACCTAATAATACCTCTTACAGTATTAAACCCTGCAACTATAGTACCCACTACTACTGCAGTAGCTCCTATCCTAAGACCAAAACCTCCAACCCAAGTTTCTGAGATAGAATTAATTACTTTGATTATAGAGTTACCCACATTTAGTACTGGGGTAAAGATTCTACCCAAAGCTGCACCTGCGGTAACTGTTAAGTTCTCTATACTTGATTCGAATTGGTCAATTACACCTGCATCAGTTTTAAGACGTTCTTCATTGAGTCGATTTACTGCCCCAATGTTTTGGTCATAAGTAGCAAGTATCTTACCCATCTTATCTCTACCAGAAGCAATATCCCTAAGTACGGGGAGCATACCACGATTACCACGAACTCCAAAGATATTGAAGAAGGTTGGTGTTTCTATCCGTGAAGGTAAATCTACTGCCGCCTTAGCAAACTTCTGATAGATAGTATAAAGGTCTATAAGATTACCCTGAGCATCGAAGAATTCATCTGGACTTAAGCCCAGGTCTGCTAAAGCGTTATAGCCTTTCTTTTTTTGGTTAACAAGAGAGAGTTGTAAGTAACGAATCATATTGGCCAGTGAGGTACCTGCCATAGAACCCTGTATACCCATATCACCCAATACACCAATAGCAGCAGCGGTTTGCCGAAGGTCTACTCCAGCAGTTGCCATATCTGCTCCTGCATAAGATATGGACTGGGCTAAGTCTGTTAAAGATATATTTGCATTAGTAACTGCAGTATATAAATCATCGGTTACTCTAGCGGCTTCCCCCATTGGGATTTGGTACATTGACATGATATTAGTCATCAAGTCAGCTACACCACCTTTCTGTCCCACTGGCATTGTAAAGATTGAAGCCAGCTTAGATGCTGGCCCAATCATCTCTTTAATAGCATCGAATTTATTACCCGCCATAGCCAGGTATCTTTGTCCTGATGCAACATCTGAAGCCGTAAGAGGAGTTATCTCATTGACATCCTTTGCCAATTGTAACATTTCTCTTTGTTCTGCAATGGTAGCACCAGCAATTTTCGAAGCAGTCCAAACTTCATTCTGAACACCCGCAGAGTATTTATAGGCCCTTGCCATTCCCCCTACGAGCTGCATTCCGAAGTCCATTGTATTGGAAGCTGACATCTGTATACCTCTATTCCAGGTATTCATATCATTCATCATTGTTCTGAATGACCCAGATATCTTGCCAGCCTCTTGAGAGAATCGGTCTTTTAAAACCATGGCAACACCGACCTCTACTATACTCCTACTGGTATTCATAATTTATTTTCTTTTCTTTAGTTGTTTATAATATTGTTCGGCCATTTCCTTAAATATTTTCCTGATTCTATACGGAAGACGTAAAAAGCCGAAATAGTCTAAGGCTATCTCGGCTCTGGTGATATAAACAAAATCACTCTCTAACATTACTCTTCCGTCAGGTAGAAAAAATTCGGTGCCCAAACTATAGGATAAGTTCTTTCCTCTCCAGTGGTTGGATTAGTGATGTGAGACTCACCTTTGAAAATGGGGTCCATAGATAAGATATACTTTCTCATCTCAGCCATATCCTTTGCAGTAAATGGGGTAAAGTTTTCTACCTTTTCCCAACTACCATCAACCTCTAAGTAAAGGTTCCGACAAAGAAGAGGAGCATTCTTAGTTTGCTTATCCAATGGCAACTTCATGAAATCTTGTTCCCCCTTACCCGTCATACAATCGAATTTAATCTTCTTGCCAGAGGAGAGAACATATTCATGGTTTATCAATCTAACCCCTTCTGGATAGTAAGGGATAGCATCGGGCTTTTGATTCAAATCATCCTCAGTTGGAGCAGTACCGTAATCGAAAAGGAACTCATGAAGGTCTTGGCCATAAGTAACTTTACCTCCATTCTCTTTGCCCCAATCATATTCAAATTCTACCTCATCCCCCAAAGAGAAGATACGAGAATTAAAGATAATAGCATAGCGGTCATTGACCGGTAAGTTAAGGGCATCATCTATGGTTAATTTCCCATTGGGTGTAGCAGTAGTTCTAATTACGATTGCTGCAATGAACTTGGTAAGGTTCATCAAAGTCTTCATGTCTGAAAGGTTACTGAGAATATCTTCATCAGCACCATTCTGTTCTCTGATTTCATATTCGAAACCAGAAGGTCCGGTAAATCTAAATGTTCTAAATTCCATAATTTGATATATTTAATGTTTACATATGTTCATAGTACTCCTTATAACAACAAGAAAGGGGTGAGCTCCTATCACAGGAATCCCACCCCTCCACCGAATCTTAGTGAAAATAGACTAAGGAATTAGTATTTATCTGCAGTACCAACTGAGAACTCTATGGACTCAATGGTATTCTCTGAAGCCATTCTGTCCAAGTCTAAGCCGGTAATCTTACATGGCCATACCTCTTCGAAGACATGGGTATTAAGAACTGAGACTCCATCTTCGGCAAGTTCATTTACAATAGCCGTTTCCCAATATTGGCTTGGTACCAAACCTCCACCAACTATGTGGTCTTGGCAAGCATAAAGCCAATCATGAAGCCATGTGTCTGAACCTGCAGTAGTCATAAGTTTCTCTACAATAAGATTACCTATAGTAACCCTACCTGCAGTTTTAACGTCTCTATTGACGTCCCCATGAGCAACCTGGTCAATCTCAATATCCGGCAAAGTACAACTTTGGAATAGATAAGTATTGATAGGGTGTTTGGGGAACATGATGCTCCACAAGAATTTCTTCCGTGGGTTTTTTACTTTTGCTCCCATTGTGTTATGAGTTTATAAGTTATTACTTGTTTCTACGATTGATACTGCCTTAGAAGCTGCATCGATTACAATCTCCATAGTTACCTCTTGCATAGGAACTACATCCTTATACTTAAGGATAGCACGGTACTTACCCTGACGAGCATCTGCTTCGTTATTAACCGAAAGGTCATCCCAAGAAGTTGCATCTTGGTCACCCATCCAGGTATACTCGGTCATAGCATCTTCGTCTACCAAAGAATCCAAGGTAGGTTTAACCTCCAACCAGATTCTCTTCCAAGTACTCCAAACGTTTGGTTCTTCGATATACTTGTTGAGTACCGGGCGAAGGAACTTCTTCAGATAAAGATTCAACCTTACAATTGAAAGGAATCTTTCAGAATCCTGTTTCACTTGAGAAGAGAAGCAATGCCATAGCATGGTTTGCTTACCTGCATCTGGAGTATCTTTGATTACCATCTCATTGATATAATTCTGAGCAAGAGTGTTCAGTTCGTTATATCGAGAAGGAGAACCATAGTTGGGGCATACTGGACCAACTGCATCTCCAATAACCCCTCGGTTCATACCAGCAAAGGATTTCCAAGGACCATATTGAGTAGCAGAGGCATCTCCCAAACCAACAATAGTACCCACTACATCGGAATCCTGAAGATTACCGTTTTCGTTGTAGTACTTAAGTCCACCACCAAAGTAGGCAATGTACTTAGAGTTACCTACAGTACCAAGGCAAGTCTGTACCCAAGTAACCTGAGCTTTGTAATCTCGGGGTTGTGTACCTTGAGTATAATGGGTCAAGTGTTTTGGAACTTCGATATACAGTACCCATTCCATCAACTCTTTTGCCATATCTGCAGCAGCCTTATATACCTTGAGTACATCTGAATCGGTAGTAAGGTGTTGAGAGATATGTGAGATAAATAACTGGTAGAAGTCGGTGTAATCTTTTACCAAATCCAAGGAAGCAATCCATTCTTCGGCAGTTGGAGTGGAACCTGCACTACCGATAGTACCATTAAACAGTTTCTCTGTTTCGGAGGGTGCAGCATCTCCCACGGTAATAGTGATAGCATTCTTAGTACCATCAATATCATCGGTAAGCCACTTAATTAGGTTTTCAAAAGAGGAACCTGCAGTAATTACCGGCTTAATATATTCCGAGTTCTTAGCAAATGCACTAAGAGCAAGGTAATCTACCGAAGTGTTATTGTTATCATCGGCAGTTTTGTAGGTTATTACTGGACCCTGTTCAAGTACTTGCCCATTAGCCGAATAGATTTTATAATACAAGGTATTAGCTTGCTTATAAAAACCAACCTGGAAAGTATCTGCACTACCAATGGGATCTCCATATCCCTTGGTTACTAATCCAAAACTATAGGTAGTACTACCTGATTTGAAAGTAATCAGAGCAGAGGGTTTAGCCGAGTCGGGTACAGCAGAAGCAACTGAAATCCCATCTTCTGAATCTTTAGCTTTTCTTGCCGCAGCCTGAGAAGCAGTTACTGTACCTTGAGTAGCTCCTTTGCCAAGTACTCGAATAACACGAAGCTTAGAACCACCTTGCAAAGCCTTTTCGATATTTGATACAGAACCATCGGGTACAATTTCAGAACCATAGATTCTTTGGAACTGAGAGAATGTAGAGATGATTTCTGAAGGGTCATCGTATGGACCTTTAGTAGTTCTAGCCAATACACAAGAAACTCCTAACATGGGAGTAGTTTGAAGAACATTGTTGTTCTTAAACTTAAAATCAACATGAGGTGAAGTTGGCATAATTCTATTGTGATTAAAGTTAATTACTCGTTTAATTTATACCCTAGAGTATTGTACCTATACCTTAGGTACTTTTAACTCTAGCATCTCATTTTCGTTTTGTTCTAACAATCCAATGAGAACTGAGATATCCTTGATAGGTGTAAGTGTACCTTCTTCCAAAAGCTTTTCTGGGAGAATACCATCTTTACATACATAGGTATATACCTTTTCGAGTATACCATGTTCTACATCGGGATGGTCATAATAATTACCAATTTCAATGAATAGGTTTCCGGTGGGAGCAAGCCTGCCCTTTTCCCATTCCTCTAAGTCATTGAAGTATGGTCTCACGTATCCTCTAGCAGGTAAGCCAGTATATAAGATTGTATGTAGCAACCTCATATCGGCTTGTGTTTGAGAAACTAGATGTACATCTATGGTAATATCTTTAGTTTCATAAGGAAACTCTGAAGCTTGGTAATTACCATCCTCAAGTTTATCACCAATGATGTATTTATTCACACCAATATCTCCAGCATAATAACCCTGTAGTTCTATGGTTATTCTTGGGAGAGTCTTTGGGCCTTTTACTTGATTATTCCCTATACCAAAAAGTGGTATAAACTTCTTCATACCTTTGATTGCCTCTTGAAATCTTTTTTCGTTTTCTTGAGACAAAGGTAAGAAGTCTTCTGGGTTTAAGGTAAGACCCATTTCTAACATTGTACTAAGTAGAGAGATATAAAAAGTTCTTTCTACTATTTCTTCTGAGTTTACCATTAAAGTCCTAATCTAATATTTAACTGAACACTTTGATTGCCCTTGTCATTAATATACCCATTATAAGTTACCTGAATACCTCCAAAACCACTCATTAGGGTTTGTAAATGACCAACACAATTTAATTCACTAACCCATTGAGTAGCAATATTTGAAGGATAATCGGTAAGCCATACTTTAAAGGGTATTGGTTCAGAACCAATACCTCCAGGGAATTGACCCTCTATTGTCTTACTTATATTGGTTATCTTAAATTGTTTTATAAATTTAGCAACTTGAATACCGTTGATAAGGTAGTACTGATAACCCTTTACATTACTAATCTGAGCAGTACTAGTATTTTGACCAAGATTTGGGAATGGTATATTCGGGGTTGGTTCAAAGCCATACTTAGTAGTTCTAGTACCTGGAGATTGAGTTATATTTAAAACTATCTCAGTGTTAGGTTCTTGCTGTGAGATAATCTTAACTATAGCAGTTCTTTCCAAGGGGTCATAGTTACTGGGGTTATGTTCTTGATTAGTAGATTTAGTTTTGATAGTAAGCTTACCTGCGGCATTAGCTTCTCCAATTTCTTGGGTTACCTCTAACCAATCTGAGGAGCTTTCAACTTTCCAATCTACAGCACGATATTCATCTTGAGGCTTATTATCGATAAACTTCTGTTGGTAACTGTATACACCTATTTCTAGGGTCTCACCCCTTTTAGTACCATCGAAAGTATGGGAAGTAGTTTCTGGAGTGATACTAAAATAAGTTCCCCAGGTCTCTACTATTTTAGGAGCGGCCTTTTGTACCAGAGTTACTTCCCTTTCTACACCCTGAACTACTACCTTGAGAACCTGCTCTTTTATATTATTCATGTCTTCGTTTACTGCCTTAGGCTTTACCCTAATAGTTGCAGTACCAGTTCCGGATAATGAAGATATTTCAAAGTCTGCTGCCATTTTTAACTTTCCTTATTTCTTTTCTAACTTCATTTCGTATTTCCTTTTGTAAGGCAGCTTTTCCACCAGCAGCCTTAAATGCAGGATTCCAAAGAGGACGAGGTGGTAAATTACCATCTCTACTACCATACTCTAACATGATAGCTATCTGATTCAAAGTCTTTCTTGAAGTCTTACCAGTATAGGTAATCTTCTTGATTCCAATTGGTAAACCAACGAAAGTTCTATTCTTGGTCTTTACTACAGTAACGGATTTAGCATATTGACCCGTGAGTCGTAATAGAGTATGCTCCCCATATTTCTTTACAGTACCTGGAGCATGTTTTGGCCAAGAAGTATGGGTACCGGGTGGTGGAACACCCGTATTCAAACTTCGTCTTACTATACGAAGAAGTTGATTACCAAACTTTTCTGTACCTTTCGCATAGCCTTCGGTTAAGATACTTGGAGTTTTGGCAATCAACCTTTCTGCACGAGCTTGTTCTCGTTTATCTACGTATATTTCTAGAGGGCCAACTGGAGTCGATAGTGTAATATTAACCGACTTACTTGGCATAATTCTTACGGTTGTTTAGGTTTATCCAATCCCAGCTCCTGAGCAATCCTTAATAAAAGGGTTTCTTGGTTAGTTAACCTCTCATTCATGGATAACTTAAATTCTTCGAAATCTGGAGCAGGATTACGAGGTGATTCTGAACGATTATTAATTAGACCAAGAATATTATCGCATTCAGAAACAACGGCCTCAAATTTGGCTTTGTTATTTAAAATATTTAAAGCATTCTGTTTCTGCATTGATACCTCATTAATGATATTATCGAGATTGGTCGTATAATAGGTACCATTATAAATACCTTCATTTACATTAGTTGGTAAATAAATGGTAATTTGAGATATTGAATCTTGTATCACTAATTCGATACTGTTAACAAAACCTTCTTTACCATTTGAGGCCATTGGTTTACTTTCGCCAACTTTTAAAACTCTTGCTTGGTCAAAGATTGGATAACCAGACCGACGATCTTTCTCTAAGGTGAAAATCATATCACCCTTTTGTACTTTCTGAAAAATCAATTCTTCCATAATCATTTTCTATTTATTAAGTTTAAACCGAATGATACTGCACCTGGATTCTTCTGCATGAAGTCTACCAGTTTTAGAAATTGATAGTATCCTAATGAGTACCTGAGCTTTGTTTGCTACTTCTTGAGCAACCTCTATATTTGGGGCAGGTAATGCTAGTTGTATCTTAAATTCGGTGAGTTGTTCTTGTTGTTCCATAATTCCTTAGTTAATGTGTTAAAACGAAAAAAGGAGTACACCTAAAATAGATGCACTCCTTTTTAGTCATCCCAGCAAATTAAAAATTACTGAGCCGGTGTAGTTGTACCTTTTAAGGCAGCCACAACTTGATTGATAATGTTCTGGTCTCTCTGAGCATCTACTACTCGATTAAGGCGGGCAATCTCCTGGTCTTTTGCAGTATTCTCGATGAGACACTTGATTTCCTGTTGGCCATTCTTGAGGTCACAGCAGCAACGTTCCAACTGAAGAGCCAAGTCAGATTTTACTTCTTTAATCAAGCCTTTGGTTTCACAGCAGCAATCCGACTGTTGGTGTTCCATGTGGCAGAGACGATCCATAACACGGTTGAAGCCTGCGCCCATTTGGTCACGAGAATCTCGGATATCCGAATTCGTTTTGTAACCCGAATCGCAAAGACCTCTTTCCGTAGTGAAACGGTTGTTAAGGATTTCTCTACCAACACCGGCAACATCTTTTGCTACCCCACTGATTTCTTGAGTAACTCCACGAGCAGCATCAGAGATATCTTTGTAGATACCTGCCTTTGCTTCTTGAACCGTAGCTTCTACTTTCTGAATATCAGCTTTTGTGTCATTGATTTTGTCCCATACGGAAACTGCAGCAGCACCAAAGCCACCACCTACCAATGCACCACCAACGGCTCCCCATCCAGAGCCCCAACCGGAATTCCGGTTATAACAATCATTACAGCCTCTGTCCGCGATTACAACGCCATCACCAGCACCTTTTACTTCTACTCCCATAATGTTTTGGATTTAGAAATTAATAAATAAAATTAACTATCCCATATAAAAATGTTCTAGTGTTGTAATTAAACCGATGCAATTTCGAATACATACTCATAGGTTATTGTAGCAGCACTCTGGTTAATAATAAGTGTTATCTCCTTACCCGATTCTGATTGAGTTACTGTTACTGTGGCAGACCTTGAGGATTCAACGGTATTCTCATAAGTTTTAACTGAGAGCCCATTATCTACTATATTAACAATAGTCCAACTCGGTACATTTCGACTTGCTCCTACCGGATATATATCAGAAGTTTCTGTACCATTTATCACTTTCTTTTTATAAGAGATGAATGGAACCTCTTCGGTTTTTCCCAAAGCTGGATGAGTAATAGATTTAGAAGTCTGACTTCCAGGAGCACTCCCCCAATTAAAATAATAATTATAAGATACACTTGCACCACCCTGAGTGATATCCACATAATCAGAAGCCTCTCCATAAAAAGCCATAACTCTAATAGACCTACTACTTGTACTGGTATTCTCAGAAGCACTAAGTGTAGTACCTGATAGACTAAATCCTGAGGTACCATTGGTACTTAAACTTGGAGTAGCACTATCAGAGCCATCCCTTGTATTTGAACCCGAAGTATAATTCGCATATCTTGGTCTACTAGCACTTGGGTACAAAGTTACACTACCTCCAGTATTACCGATGGTATAAGAACTTGCAGTTAAGCTTACACTCCAAGAGCCATAGGTATACCCAGTAAATTCGTTTGCTGCCTGGTATACTGGTACACTTACAGATTTGGTTTTACCATTTAGTGATAAGGTACCAGTAAGGGTTCCTACTTGGGTTCTAGATTTAACGGTAGTACCCAAAGAACCTGCACTAACTGCAGTACCATAACTAATGCTAGCACCGCTTGTAATTGTGCCACCTCCAGTTGTAGAACCATTCCATCCCCAAGTCTGAGAATATGATGGCATACTTGAGAATGAACTTCTACTTCCTCCACTTGCAGGTATATCGGATACACTTCCTCCACTTGCTGTAATTTCACTATAAGTCCTATAACCTGCCGACTGAGAACAAGATAGGGTTAACTTCTTCCCTGTTTCAGCTTGGGTTAAGGTTACCGTACCACTTCGTGTACTGGTAGAAGTATTATTACCCATAGTTACAGAAGTACCACTTCCAGATACACTACCAGAGTTGGCTCTAGTATAAGTTAAAGCAATTTGGTTACCATAATTATGCCCATTTCTCAATTCTTGCTTGTAAGAAGCAACGGTAAAGGTTTTAGTATCTCCTGTAGCCCCAAATAATATAGAGGTAGGTGATAAACTCCAAACATAACTCCAAGATTGAGAGGCTGCTGCTTGAGTGAAGGTAGCAGAAACGGTTTTACCAGATTCATCTTGAGTATAAGTTCTAGTATGAGCTCTTGAAGATAGAGCTAAATTTTCGGTAGCAATAAACCCCATAGTATCAGTAGACCCCTTTAACCAATCTGGTAAAGTTGTTCCGGTATGACCCACTGTTACCGAAGAGCCTTGAGCTACCCCATCCCAATACTTTTGTTTAGTTGAAGTTAAACCTATTCTAGCAGGGGTTGATTCTCCACCTATGGCAGGAAAAGTAAAGGAAGTATTTATAGCTGTAAATGTATACTTATAAGTTACCTTATGAATATCTTCGAGTTTGACACATTCATTATTTCCATAGGAACTGGCATTGGATAGTTCCAACCCCACATAGTTTTCCCCTGTTCCTGTAGGGGAGAGTGCTAACAATTCAGCCTTGGTAGGGCAGTCATTTCCTGTCTTACCAAGGCCTACTTTAGTTTTGACAGCACTCCAGGTTGCTATCTCTCCCATAAGATTTATTTGTTTTTAAGTTCCTGAATCTCTGCCTTCAAAGCCTTGATTTCATCGTAGAGAAGTTTAACACCCTCGATTGCCAAAGTTGACATCTTGTGATATTTAACTTGTTTTACGAGTACGTATTCTTCTCCGTTGATTTCCAAGGTTTCGAATTCCTCTGGATTAGGTACCGTAGATTTCTCTACTGGAACTTCTTCCACATATTTACCAAATCCTAAGCCTTCGAGGTTCTGAGCAATAGTTCCCTCGTCCTCTTTACCAAGCATACTAAATGACTTAGTAGGTATCTGGCAAATCTGGTCTAGAGTATGATTCAAATCTCGGATGTTATCTTTGAGTCGAATATCTGAAGACTCTTTCCAGAAACCGGAAGGAGCAGTAGTCTTAGCAAATACTACCTGGTCAGTAGTTGCCAATCCCAATTGAGCTCTAGTTACTGTATGAGGATTATCCTTTCTACCTGCATGGTTATTGATAGAAGTTTGAGCAGCAGTACCTGCAGCCTTAGCATCGGCAATAGCAGCAGCCTGAGCAGTAGATACTGGCTTATTTGCATCCGAAGTATTGGAAGCATTACCCAAACCAACCTGGGATTTGGTAACTCCATGAGGATTAGATTTATTGGCAATATGGTTATTTACCTTAGTTTCCAATGCAGTTACATCTGAACCTGTATCGGAGATTTGATTATCAATATAGGTTTTTAATTCTGTACGAAGAGCATTGATGGCATTAGTTCTATTGGTAATCTCATTTGCCAACCCCTGTACGGTATTATCCAAGTTAGTCTTATCTGCTGCAGTCATTACACCTGCAGTAGTCTTAGTTGCTGCAAGTATATCTCTAATTAAACCTGTAGCACCTTCATAAGTCTTACCATCTGCACTCTTAGTTTTATTATTAAGAGTAGCTCTTACATTAGTTGAATTATGGGTAAGAGTGAATCCAGTAAGAATAATTCCTGGAAGAGAACTATTAAAGGTATCATGCTCATTATCTTTTGCAATACGGGCCTCTTGTTCAGCTTCAATAGCATCTGGTAAGGTTTGATTAAGCTTTATTACACTATCGGAATCCATCAGACCAGCTTCTCGAGTAGTGGCTGGGGTTAGAGGGATTACCATCCCATCGGGTTTATCAATGTAATGCCCTTGACCATCCGTAGCAGAATAGTTACATAAGATAATAATATTACGCTTATTTCTGGTAGCTATTGAAACCTTACTAATTAAATTTTTAGGCATGCTAGATACCACATCCTCAAGATGCTTACCTCTACTACCTTCGAAAGCAGTACCTGCAATTTCCCCAATGATAAGAGACGAAGTATTACTGTCTACGAATTTAGTACCTGACCAACGGAATTGGTAGGAAGGTTCACCATCTGCAACGTTTATGTAGATTTTACCAGATTCTCCTATTACTGGTGTTTGATGACCTGCATCGGTATACAATTGAATATTGGTAAGGCCTCCAGTAGAATTTACTTCATAGGTAGCATATACCTCGATTACATCGTCTACGTATGAAGGCAAATGGTTAGCAGGTACTAAGCCACTTTCATCCAATGGAGCAAATCCACCAGCTTGACCTTTAGTTGCTACGAAAGCATCATGTTTAGCTTCTAGAGTATTAATATTATTCTGTAACTTAGTTTCAAGGGCAGTATCTGCCGCAGTTCTATCGGCAATCTCTTTATCAATCCTTGCACCCAATGCAGTATCAGCAGAAGTACGAGCAGTTGCTTCATCGTTTACAGCTTTAGTAAACTTGGTATCTAAAGCAGTATCTGCAGCTTTTCTATCAGCTACTTCTTGAGCAAGAGCGGCTTCTGATTTACCGTCCAAAGCTTCGATAGCATCTTTACGGTCCTGAACCTCTTGAGCAATAGCATTGGGTAATGTCTCATCCAGATTAACTTTATCTTGGGCGGTCATTACACCAGCTTTCTCTGCAGTAGCTGCTGGGATATGAGTAGTCTTATAATCTTCAGGCTCATGAGTATAAATACCCTCTTCTTTTTTAGAAGAGAAATTATGAGTTAAAGTAACATGACTGCTTTGTTGACCTACCTCAACTGGTTTATCACCAGATAAGATAATAATATTATCTGGTATAGAATCAAACAGCTTCTTATCTGCTGCAGTTTGTACACCAGCTTTCTCTGCAGTAGAGGCAGGCAATGTAATAGGATTCTGTTCTACTGTACCATCTTCAACTACGGTCTTAGTAGCAGCTATGCCAACAGTAGTTTCATTGGGAGTTACTGCACCAAGAGCAAAGTTAGCCGTAGAGATTCTATCTAACTCAACCTTATCCTTAGCAGTCATCGTACCAGCCTTAGTAGCCGATACCTGAGGCAAATCGAAAGTTTCGGTAGTATCAGCATTCAAACCGTTATCCTTAGTTACGGTTACTGTTACCTTATTAGCATCAGAAGCTGCAGAGAGGTCAGTTAAAGAATTTGGGTCTAACCCATCTAACTTAACCTTGTCTGCTGCAGACATAACTCCAGCAAGAGTTTGAGTTACCGGAAGTAAATTCTTGGTAGCTTCTACTTCTTCACCATATTGGTTATTTGCCTTATCCTTGGTTGAAGTCTTTACTTTGAAAGAAAGCTGAGTACCTGTTCGGGTTACAGTACTAACATCGGTAACCATGGTATCAGGCAAAGCATCAGAAGTACCTTCTTCAGCTACCAGTCTTTCTTCATGGTCATCGGTAATGTTAGTGAACTTATTATCTAAGGCAGTATCAGCATCGGTTCTGTCCTGAATTTCTTTATCGATACGTTTACCCAAAGCTGTATCGGCAGCAATACGGGCAGCTTCTTCTGCATCGATGTTATCCTGGAGAACTTTATCTGCGGCCTTTCTTTCCTCTCTCTCTGTATTTAAGTCAGAAGTATTCTGGTCAATCTTTGCTTCTAATCGAATATCCTCAGCCTTACGAGCAGCGATTTCATTATTCAGCAAATCGGTAATGGCAGTATAGTTACCATTAATGTTATCCTGAATACCCTGAATCAATTCCAGATTACGTTGAATATTGGCAGCATTCTGAGTTACCAGAGCATTGGTAGCATTCAAGGAAGTTAACAGTTCAGTCCGTGTTTCACTTACAAAAGTTCTCAACTCATTTACCGTAGTAGTAAGTGTAGTACTTAAGTTAGTGAAAGACTGTTGTAGGGTATTATCCCCTTGTTCACGCAGATTCTTTTCGGCAGTAAGCTTATTCTCCAACTCGGTAAGCTTAGCAGTCATTGTAGTTGCAAAGTTGGGGTCATTACCCAATGCCTCTGCCAACTCTTTAAGAGTATCAAGTACTTCTGGAGCAGAGCCAATAATTTTTTGAATTGCTGCCTCTACTTGTTCAGAATTTTGGAAATCCGAATCATTCAACAATTCAGATACCTTTGTGATATAGTTAGCATGTTCCTCAATGCCATCCAACTTAGCAAAGAGTAAATCAGTAAAGTCATTTGAAGAAAGTACCTTACCGTCTACCTTATCTACCTTCTTAGAATCTAAGGCTTGGTCAGCAGCAATTCTGTCTGCCTTCTCTTGAGCCAAAGCATTATTGATAAGGGTATCTTGGTTAGCTCTTTCTGTAGCTTCCTTATCGATGTTATTCTGTAATTCAGTATCACCAGCTAAGCGGTCATTCTTTTCGGTAAGTATATTTTGGTTGATACCCGCCATATCATCTTTATGGTTCTGAAGGTTGGTATCAATCTTGGCCTCAAGAGAAGTCTCTTTGGCAATTGCTCGGTCTTTCTCTGCATTAATAGCAGTAGTATTAGCATTTACCTTTGCTTTTAATTCATTCATAGCATCGGTATTACCTGCCTCTAGAGAATCAATACGAACTCCCAAAGCATTATCACCGGCAATACGATTTTCCTTTTCTTGTTCAAGCTTAGTGTTAATATTAGCCACCTCGGATTCCAAAGCCTGCTTAGTATTATCCAACTTAGCAGTGAACTCAGTACTCAAGGCTTTATCAGCTGCAGTACGGTCTGCTACTTCTTTATCAAGGTTTACTTGGAGAACCTGGTCAGCAGCAGTCCTTTCTACTCTTTCAGTGTTAAGGTCGATATTAAGGGTATCGATACGAGAACTCAAGGCACTATCTGCATTGGTACGGTCAACGATTTCCTCGTTAATCATATCCTTAACTTCCTTGTAGTTATCCCCTACAGTCTTAGTTAAATTTGTGATTGCCTCTGAATTTCTTTCGATATTATGTTGGTTAGTAGCGATTGCCGTAGTATTGGCATTTACCTGCTCGGTAAGCTCATTACGCAAGGTATTGATAGACTCTTGCATACTCAAAGCCAAGTCTGAGATACGCTGGTTAACATTAGCCAAACTTTGAGTATATGCTTCATCAGCAGTCTTTCTTTCGGCAATCTCTTTATCCAAGTTAGCCTGAATTGTGGCATCGGCATCTTTACGGTCTTGGATTTCCTTGTTAAGGTTATCTCTTACAACTCCAATAGCAGCATCACCAGTAGCAGACTTATTGTCTACATATTCTTTCAGTTTAGTTTCGAGAGCAGTATCTGCATCCTTACGAGCTTGAACTTCAGCAGCTACTTCAGCACTGTTTGACTCATCCCCTGCAATACGGTCTTCGATTTCTTGGTTAACCTGTTCTGTAATTGCAGCCAACTTCCTAGTGATAGTAGTTGCAAAGTTGGGGTCATTTCCAAGGGCATCAGCAATTTCCTTAAGAGTATCAAGTACTTCAGGTGCTGAACCAATAATCTTTTGGATAGCCGCATTTACTTCCTCTTCAGTTTGGAAACCGGCATCATTGATAAGCTGGGAGAGATGGGTAATATAGTTTGCCTTCTCTTCAATTCCATCAAGCTTAGCTTTGAGGATATCAGTAAAGTCATTCTTGGTCAAAGAATAACCTTCACGTTTATCTACCTTCTTAGTATCAAGGTCTTTATCCCCTTTTTCTCTAGCAGCGGCCTCTACAGCAATAGCATTGAGCAATTGTTCTTTGTCTTCTACACCCTGCTCTTTTACATCGTCAATTTTGTGTTCAAGAATTAAATCCTGAGCAGCACGAGTGGTAGCCTCTGAATCTATATTGTTCTGTAATACCTGGTCTGCAGCAGTACGTGCTTGAGCTTCTTGGTCAATTTTACCTTGAAGAGCATTGTCTGCATTAGTACGGTCTGTTACCTCTTTAGAGATTTCATTATGAAGAGCTTGGTCCTCAGAATGACGGTCTACCTTCTCTTGGTCAATTTTACCTTGAAGAGCTAAAGTATCAGCCTGACGATTAGTGATTTCCTCGTTAATCTTAGAATCCAGTACAGTATCTGCATTTGTACGATTTGCAGTTTCTTCGGCAATCTTTGCCTCGAGTGCGGCCTTATCATTGATATGTAGAGTCTTAAGTTCATTTACACTTTCCTTAATCTCATTATCGGCAGCAATACGTTCATCTTTTTCCTTTTGGATAAGGTCCTTAAGTTCTTTCTCAAGTTCATCATTACCTTGATTTACCTTATCTTCAAGGTCTTTGATATCTTCAGCATTCTTATCTACCTTCTTCTCAACTCTGTCGATTTCGGCTTTTAAGTCTGCCTTAACAGTATCAATCTTCTTATTGATTTGGTCTAACCCATATTCGAGGTTATCCTGAACTGCAGCTACTGCAGCACCCAGAGCAGCTTCGGCTTCCTTAGCACGATTAACCTCTTCGGTTAAAGCAGTACGAAGGTCGGTTAATTTATTAGTGATAGTAGTTGCAAAGTTGGGGTCATTACCCAATGCCTCTGCCAACTCTTTAAGAGTATCAAGGGCATCATCAGCACCATCAACCAAATCACTAATCATCTGTTTAACTTCTTCCTCAGTTTGATATTTCAAATCATTCTCAAGCTGAGAAACTTTGGTGATGTAATTTGCATGTTCTTCGATGCCATCAAGTTTAGCCTTCAACTCATCGGTAAAATCATTTTTCGATAAGTCGTATCCTTCTTTCTTATCTACCTTATTCTTGATAGAAAGTACGAAGGCCCAGAACTCATTTATAGTTCCTCCAAAGCCAGCTTTAACAAAGTCATCATAGTAACCCTGTAATAACCGCTGGTCTATTTCTTCGCAGGTATAATACTTACTTACATACATATTTTATAAAATTTAAGGATTAATTACTGCACGTTGACGACCCAGTAAGAATTCAGAATCGATATCCCTGAATGGTTCTCCCTCTGAACCACAGAAGGCATTCATTGGTACATCCGGATTTTCGGGGTCTACATCTCCACCGTCCTCAATATCTCCCCGTATGCAAGCATAATCAGGAAGCCTATTTACACGGAACTTTATTACCTGGCCTATACCAGGATGAGGTATTATTTTATCCCAGATATCCCCGAAGTAATCTTGAAAGCAGGTGACAAATTTGTTTCCGGTCATCGATTGAAATGCCGTTACATCATTGCCATTACCTTTCATTTCAATATGAACTCCAGAGGTACCATTGAGGATAACCAGATTACTATCAAACCAAATTCCACTGTTTGTAGTAATTGGTGTCCACCTCAGTACTAACATCTTTGCCATATACTTTATTTTTATTCTACAAATTCAACTTTGGTATCTCGGTCTCTCTTTAGGATAATCATGAAAACTAAAGCCTCATCCTTTGCCTGAGCAGTCTGAGTATCTCCAGAAGGCTTATACGTTATACCATTAATTACAAACCTATCTTGTTCCCAATTAAAATCCCAATAACCTTCCGGTGTAAGATAACCGATTTGTTCTATATAAGATTTAGAAATTAGTATTGATAAGTTTTCATCATCCAATTCTCCTGAAATAGTTGCCTTATTGATAGGCCAGTTTCTGAAAGCATTGTAGTAACATAATGCCTCGATTTGGATGTTATAATATTTAGGTATACTGTCTTCGGCATGACTGAGAAGCTGATTAACATGTTTGGCCCAGGTTATGGATTGCCTACCAGCATCCCAATCTAAGAAGTCAGTGATAATTTTCTTGTATCTATCCCAAGAGCGGTTCTTTACCATTCTCCAGGGTTCTTTTGTCATAACTTAGTTAGAATTGATTTCTTACCACCTTTCACTGGAGCACTTGGATTTGGCCCATCTAATACTCCAGGTTGCCTTCTGTTAACTACTTTTGGGACTACGGTTCTAAATACTTCATCACAGAACGGTAAGTAGATTTCCAATCGTGAAGCTAACATACAAAGGTTCTTTCTTAATTCATCTATTAATCCACCTGGTTGCATTGCTTGAGAAAGTGTTTTCCATAGGGAACTTGTAGCATCTGCCAAGGTATCATAATATTGCACTTCAGTAGGCCCAGTAGTGATTTGTTTTATCCTATCACCTCGGGCAAGTTCGGGTTTAGAAGTACCATCACCAGTTTGTTCTTTGGTAGAAGTTAATTGACTTAGGTATTCTGAAGTACTTGTTAATAGATTAAGTATCTTCACATTGAGAAAGTCCCATGCTGCCAATTCCATTATTAATTGGTTTTCTAGTGCTTCATACCATAATTCATCAGTATACTTATCTGCAGGAATTTGGTGATTTACTAGAGGACCAATATAATATTGCCATTTGGTGATGTAGATAGATTTATCTTCCCTGGTCATTCCCTCTGATATCTCTGAAGGAATATAGTGGTCGATTAAGTTATATATTGTATCGGCTAATGCCGTATGCCCATAATCACAAACTACCAGAGTCTTATCTACGGTGATATCTAAACCATTAGAGTTGGTTACATGTAGGGTTACTGTATAGAAACCGGGAGTTTCATAAGAATAGGAAACATGTCTTCCACCATTGAAAACCTCTCCCTTATCATCGCCAAAGTCCCAGTCAAAAATGGATTTGGCCGGGACTTTGGATATGACTCTGAATGAAACTTCCAGACCTGACGTAACGTACAAAAAGTCCAGATTGTTATTCATATTAGTCTGTCTTATGTAATTTTCATATATTACCCTTTAGAAGAGGATTCGAATTCTTCCAGCAAAGCCTGAATAAGTGTTTCTACTGTATCATCTTTCTCGGCAACGATTTCATGAAGACCTGCTACCAGTTTCAGTTCTTCCAGGGAATAGCCCTTTGCAAGTTTTTCAAGAGTCATGCCTTTCTTGAACTGAGCATTCAGTCTCTTATCCAACTTTTCGATGTCGGCCTCTGAATACTTTTCGATTTCTGATTTATCAGCAATGATAATCAGATGGCCAGAGGCAATTGCCTTCTGAATCTTTGGTGCACGGAATTGACGACGAGAGAGTTCCTTGTCTTCTCCTCTACAAACGGTAATACCAGTTGATTGGTCATGAAAACTGTAAGCTCTTGGTCCCACAGTTACTGTATATTTATCTTTAGCCATATTTCCTAAGATTTAAAAATGATTAAAGAGAGGATAGGTCTTTTTAGTTACCTACCCTCTCAGGGAATTTATATAGATGAAACCGGGCGTCCCTTATTATTCTAGGTTAACCATCAAATATGGGTCTACGTTCATGAACTCGGGGAAACCGAATTCTGAGAACTTCTTGTCAGCAGCCAGCAACAGAGTTGCATCCTGGTACATCTTAGAGAAGCCAGTAGTCAAGCTTGCATAGATTGCCTGAGTCTGGTTAGAAACGATTCTTTCAGATTCAAGCATCAACTGACGAGCAGTAAGCTTAATCAAGGCAGCAGATGTATCAATCAACAGCAACTGTTGGTCGGGTGTACCCGGGTGAATGTAGAAGTCAGCATTCTTGGGAACAGGAGACTTAACATTCAGGGTAGCTTCTGTAGTACCAGAGTGACGATCCTTGAATTCCGGCAAGTTCAGCATTTCGATTGCCTGGTCTTCACCACCAATCATAGTTTGGAAGTTACGTCCCATACGAGCAGCACGTACCCAAATATGCAGAAGGTCTTTGTAAGTGATACCATTAGTTGTTTCGTATACACCGATTACCGGGGCAGACTCAGAGCCATCAGGGTTGTTACCATTGATAGCAACGTCCATAGCCAGAGTATCCAGAGCATAACCCAACTGAACACCAAAATCACGAAGGTAGATTCCCAAGACATCGAGCGAAACATAGTTACGAACTTCATCAGTAAGTTTGAAACCTTTTCCGATTTTGAAGAGGCTAACTGATTTCTGTCCGAAGCTAACATCACCCAATGGGATAGTTTCTGCCTCATTAACCTTTGCAGGGGCAGCATCCGACATGTTAACCATCGGCATGATTGCTTGTAAACCATTGATTGGTTGGTCAGATGCAATGATATTTGGATAGAACGGAGCCTGGCGCATACCCAATGTGATAGCAGCACGGATGATTTCCGGAACAATCCAACGAATATTCTGTTGGGGCATTGTAAAGATGTTCTGCATCGTGTCCACTTTTGGATTGATGCCCATCTTTTCAAAAAGTTCATCTTCTGAAATACCCCATTTACCGGTAACCAATTCTCCAAAAGTTACCTCTACAGGCTTCTTGTCCTGTGAACCGGAACGAACAGCTTCCAAGCTTCTTACCATTTCCGGCAGCTCATTCATAAAATCTTGAGCCTTCAACTTTGTAATATCTATTTTATTTTCCATAACTTCTTTTCTCTTATTTGATGAGTACTTGAATTACCTCATTTGCCTCTTCTGCTGGATTAAGGGCAATGAACTGGGTTGAAGTTGCTTGGTTAGCTTTTACGAATCTATCGTTAAGCAATTTTCCATCGGGAGTTACATAGCCAGCTTCGATATTTCCGTTTGATACCCAGTTACAAATCATGTAACCTTCCATAGCTACTGTTACCTCTACCGGGAAATTTCTTTGAGGTTGATAAGCAGGGTTAACGTTATCCGTTACTGCTACACCCAAATAAACTTGAGTAGCTGTATCAGTGCAAGGGTAAATCAAACCTTCTTCATTCAAAGCCACTGGCATACCCTGTACGATTTTCTCTCCAGCTTTAACATTGAAAGCCTGGTGCAATTTGTGTGACTCACTTTTGTAAATCACCGCTCTCGGGGTTCTTTCCCCAAAGAGAGTAAGTTGCTGAGGGTCGTTTACGATTTTAGTTTTTTCCATAACGCGGATTATTTATATTAGTTATTTGATTTTGTTTCGATACAAGTTATCGATTACATTCTTAGTACTCGGAGATTCTGAATTCCGTTGGGTATCAGTACCCTGGGTTCCAGTTTTACCCTCGGTATCATCCTCAGCAATTGAGGAAGCACGGTTGACGTCCTTAGAACCACATTTTGAGCAAGTGAGAGGGAACTTCTCTTCCAAGCGAGCTTGGTAATCCTTGGTCAAGGAAATAAGAGTAGTAATACCAGTAGTCTCGGCATTGAGCATCGTAACGATTGTCTCATCTACCTTATCACCCATCAACTTCTTGTAGGTTTCTACGGCATTTTCACGTAGAGAAGCAATGTGATTCTTTCCTACGGTTGCCATTTCCTTCAAGTTAGCTACTTCGGCATTCAAGTTGGTAATCTGTTCCGTAAGAGAAGTTTTCTCTGTAGTAAGATTATCTACCGAAGTTTGCAATTCGTTTCTGGATGATACCAAAGTCTGAATGCAGGCAATTACATTTTCCTGATTCATCTCTTTACCTTCTTCCAGGGTAAGCATATTATCCCCGAAAAGGCTTTCAAGAAATTTTAGTAATTCTTCGTTCATGTTATTTTTATTTGAATGATTATCCTTGGCATCATTATCATTAAAAGAACCCTGAGTATCGTCCTTTTCTTGATATGATGTTAAATCCGATTTATAATCAGTAAAGAAGTATTGCTTCGATTTATCATCTCTGTATTCTTCATAAGATGCCCAAGTTCTTTTGGCAAAGGTTGGGTTAATGATTTTACCATCCGAACCAATTTTCTGGGCAAATGAATCAGCACCATGTGAAACTAGTGAGGTCTCAAGGTAACGAACAATTTCAGTAACAATTCTACGTACCATAACTCCCTTAGAGTCATAAGTACCCAGTTTCTGATAAAATTCGTTATCTTCCATTTGGGGATGGGATTTATCCCACTTAAATTGTACAGTAACTGAATTACTATGAATTGAAGGAGGTTCCATAAGGATGCCTCTAGCAATTCTTGGGTTTGCCTTACCATCGATTTTCAGAATACCGTTGATACCAGCGGGTATAGTAAAGCTACCGTCTTTATAGGATTCCTGCCACATTACTTGTGATACAGCACCAATAGCATTACCGATGTTGGTTTCATGGTCACAGTTTACTGTTTGACCAAGCAACATCTTCATAGAAGCCTTTAGTACTCCATTCTGACCAAAGTCTGTCGGGTTCCAATTCTTAGATACAATCGTTTCTGAAAGTAATCTGAACATTGGTTCGATAAACTCTTCGTCCTTAGGAGTTAGTTCCGATTTGTCTAGGTTGGGATAGTAAGTATTATAATCTATATCCCCTCCCCAAAACCCAAATTGAGCAATGGAATCCGGTGTAGGATTTTTCCATTTGTAATAATTCTCTGAGAAAGCCTTGGCTCCCACTGCTTCTGGGATATACCCAGCCATAATGGTATGGCCTTGACCTATCACCATAGAATCAAGATGCTCTTTGTTTTTCTTTGTAAATTTACTCATCTTGCTTTAGTATTTTGGTCTCCTCGAGAAGGAGCCGGGTTATTCTTATCTCTTGACCTACGAGCAGATTGGTTTTTATCATCTTGCCTTTGTTTCTTCTTAGTTCCTTCTTGGGGGTCTGTATTACCTCCCTTAGCAAATTGGTCCTCAAGTGAAACTCTTGGTTCTTTCTCATCAGGAGAATCATAACCCATTGCCCAAGCATATTGCTCTTGGCTAATGATACCTGCCTTATACAATAAGTCAAGGTTCTGTATCTTATACTGAAGACCTTGTTGGATTTTAACTTCATCAGAAACTGTAGAAGTTCCCCAATCAATCTTCATCCCCTTATTATTAAAGCCTGCCAGACGCAGTTCTAGAGAATAAAGTCGGTCTAATACATAAGCTACAAGCATTTGGATATTTTTTAACTGGCTAATCATCTTAGACAGCATTATACCAGTTGCACCTTCACCAGTAGTAGATGATACCCCAATGATAGAGCCATTAACTCCCAACCCATTTGCTACAGATTGTTGGTTCATATTCCAAGGCTTCTCGATATTACCGAGCTCCTTAGTAGTAGAATTTAGTTTGAATTCATGGTCATCTATGTAACCAGCAACTACCCCATCCTTCATACCCTCTTTAACATTACGTTTGAGGATATTGAGTTCATGGTATAATCTGGATTCATAAGATTTGATACTCTCATTTGGCCTTTGTGGAGATTTCTGCATCTTAGCTTCTAAGAAACCAACCATACCACAAATCTCCATGATATGTTTGAAGTTAATCTTCATATCATTTTGTCCTTTGAGAGAATCCAATGCAGGCATAAATGGAGGAACTCCATAAGGTTCATCCGTATCATTGAACATACCAACATAGAAATAGGTTTCTGGGTTAAGCTTAATGTAATCTTGTTGCTTAACAAAGAAATTCATATTCTTTTGGTAAGGAGCATACACCCCATTTAATTCACGTTTAAACTTGATGTGTTCTGGCTTAAGGAATAATACAGTAGCCAAACCATCAAGCTTATCATTTGGTACTCCTTCTACGGATATTGCCCCACTTACAAGAAGTTGAACAATCATTTTATTAACTAAACCATCTATACCAGCAGTATATCTGGTCCATCCCTTGGTGGCTTTCTTAAGATGTTCTCTCATCTTTGAAGCCTCTTCATCGGTATTATTAGGGAAAGTTACTGTATGACTGGTGTTAGCTAACTTAAACATATCTTGCAATGCAATGCCCATATCAGGATTTACCTTATATAAATCCCGAATTAAAGGTATCACATCAACACGAAAAGAGGGTTCAACTAATTTAGTCAACCCTTGTAATGATGTAATTAAGTTATCGCTATCATCGTCAACTGAAACCCTACCAGGCGAAATCGATGTGGCAGGCTTTTCCTCTTTATTAGAGGATGTACCATTCTTGGGAGGGTCCTTCTTACGTCCCCAACCCCAACTAAAATTGAAGTACTTTTTCATCTTGGTTGTACGATTACGTTAGTTTTTCCTTTCCTTATGTGATTACATATTGCTTTTCCAAAGATATCATCATCGGCATATACATCTCCTTCAAGGTCTACATCTACAGCTGAATTGTTAGCCCTATGTTTACCCATTGCAACAGGTCTACCTAAACCATCATAAATGAAGGTATAAGCTTCTTGTACAAAGAATGGGTCCTTAATGATTACGTGATCTAATCGAATATCTTCTTCCAAGTTTTCTATTATCACTGAACGATTCTTTTGGGTGGTTAACCAACCAGGGGATTTATCCATTTCAGGTCTACTTTTACCTTTTTTCTTCAGCATCTTCTGGTAGTAGTAAAGGTTAGGGTAGCCTTCATCTTGAAGCTTAGAAGTTACTGATAAACCAACGTCATTGGATTCTGGAGCTATTACTGCCCAGTTAAACAACTTCCCAGTATCACCAAGTAACTTAGCATAAGCTCCCACTGCCATTCTTCCCTTATATACTACTTGTTCTTCTCCTAGCTTATCCATACAAGTAAATGAAGAGTAGTCAGAAGCTCTACCAGTTGAAACGTCTGCACCAATGAAATATTCTTTATCTGATTCGGGTTCACAGAATTGTCGGTATTGACCATTAAATCTCTTCTTAATAACTGGGTAATCACTAAGGCAGTCTTCGATAGCTTTAATATCGGCTAAGTCGAAGACTGTATTACCAGATGATAAGAAGTCACCATCAATTTCTTGTGCAGTTCGTTTTGCTCCCAAAGCAGAAGACATTTGGTTATACCAATTGATATCTCGTTCTGGGTGCATTTGCCAGTATAATCGAATTGGGTTAAAAGGATTACCTCCTGCAATGGCATCTACCCAAGTTGAGTGATAGAAATTACCAACTCCATAGGGAGTGGAATTGACGATGGCAGCTCCACCAGTAGAAAGAGTAGGGAATGCAGCAGCCCAAATTTGAGCAGCCCATCTTACTACTGCTGCCTCGTCAATTACCAGAAGAGAAAGGGATTCCGAACGACCGGCTTCGGATGATGTCGGAATAGATTCAATAAATGACCCATTATCAAATTCTATCATGGAAGCAGAGCCATATTCTCCAGCTCTACCATTGATTATGGGAGTTTGAAGGTACCATGGAAGATTCTTGTACATGAACTTAATCTTCTTAAGTACCTTCTTAGCTGTTGTGTCCTTGATAGATATAATGTTTATCTTTTTGTTGGGATGGTACATCGCCAACCAAAGACAGTACATAGAAATAAGTTCTGTAATTCCTGCCTGACGGAACTTGAGAATGATATTGAATCGTTGGGCAATGAAATTGTAGAGAACTGATTTCTGAAATGGGTATAAATCAAATCTTACCTTTCCTCTTACTGGATGTATCACATAGCAAAAAAGGCTAAAAAAGAAAACATCACTAGAAACTCGGGATAGGTTTGATAGCTCCTCCCGAGTTAATGTAGTTCTAGTTTCTGAGATAGTCTTTGCCATTACTTAAAAGTTATACGTTATTTGAAATTCGATGTCAGTACCTATACCAGATTTTATCTTTGGGTAGTAAAAGGTATTGACTCCGAATTTGTAATTAAATCTCTTAGTCTTGATTGAAAGACCAGCTCCCATATCGAAGAGATTATTGAAAGGTCTGTATTTGCCATAAACGTATGGACTAAGTGATAACCTTGCAACTTTCTTTCGAGTTAATTGACCTTCATACCAGTTGTAGTTGTACTTATCTAAATCGATTGGGAATAATCTAGTTGAATAAGTGTTAGTCTCCTTATTGAACAGACTTAAGTTCAACTTATCTTTCTTCAAAACAATTTGAACCAGGGAATCTTGGTCACTGATAACTGGCTGCCTTAGCATGGAATCAGGAAAGAGAGTTGGCTGCTTATTATCATGAACTAAGATTTTACCTGGTTCAATTTTTTCTGAGTACTTCTTCTCTGGTTTGAAGGGTTTCTCTGTGTATACTGTATCTGGGATTTCATTGACCGCTAGTTCCAGGGAATCAACATCTCGAGAAAGTTTGTAATTCCTGAAGCAAAGGTAAATAGTAAATCCTAGAAGTACAATGAACAAGGCCCTCTTAAATGTCTTCATACTTGATGAATTTCTTAATCTTACTCTTCAACCAATAACGTTCTACTGGGCTTAAGTTTGACTTAATGATGTGGAACTTGAATTGAAAAGTACTTTTGGTTTCAATAATCTCAAAACGTATCGAAGGTAAATTCCGATAAATAATCCGAAAGAACTTAATAATGTTGTTAATGTTCAATTCGGTAATTGGGTACTTTGCATTAATCATTCTCATAATCCGATGTATTAAGTTTTCAAATTGAAATAGTCGCACGCTTTAATGATACTATCTATTCGGTAATCGCTTAGCGATTACCTTTATCGAACGAAGTGAGATAATATCCAAATATACTACTTACGATATGATATATGAATAGCTATATATACGCAGATAAATATATAGATATATATACGTAGTATATTATATATCTATATATTTCAAGGCACCCCAGAAACTTATATATAAGACTTTATATATAAAGCTGAAACTCAAGGTTTCTTGGTATTTGCCTTTTTGAGGCATTTTTTGAACCAAATACCTATTTCCCCTACTGCCCCTTTGGCAATTGTATACCTTGCCTTGTTAAGCCAGTAATGGTAATCCTTAAAATCACCTTCGAAGGTATCACCATTCTTGTGAAGGTAAATTTCGAATTTATCAGGGAATCCCATAATTGCCTTGAAGTCTTCGATTCCCAAGGGGTATCCGTCTGGTCTAAAT